AAACTTATTTGTACTGATAACGGCAGAGCTCACGGTATCTCTAAATGCGTTTGGCACCAGGAATGGCGGCAGCGAAGTAATTGATCGAGTAGTGAAGTTCTTAACACGGAAAAACATCCGCATGATGGTTCCCCAGTTGGGTGGGCTCAGACTCTCAAGCATATCGACTAACTGGCGATCTTTAACTTCGAAGTATGCTGGCTTTCCATTGAGAATGGTTTGGTCAACATAGGTGTTTACAGTAGTTGGTTTATGGCCATGAGTGAAAAACATTAAGAACCCGGGATTCTCTTCCAGGTAAGCTTCTAGTTCACTTGTATCCACAATAATCGGGCTATCTGGGTTTGCTGTAATAAACTGGCCCTGGACAATACCTATACCCATTTCTGCCATTGCGGTAGCTACTTTTTTCACCATTTCATCAATGTTAGCTCTAGCTACTTTCGTATCTGGGCCAATCTTTGCGGCAAACAAAGCACCATCTGGGTGGCTGCTAATTTCTTTGTACATTGTCTGCTTGGCCCTAGCCAACAAGGCACCACGCACATTAGAAAATAAACCATCGACAATGTTTTCAGCAATATCTTTAGTATTCATGGTGCCGCCACTTAGGCGCTTACCAATAGCGGATCCGGTACCGTCACTTGCACTGCTAACTTGTTCAGTAATTCGCTGGAAGGGAACGTAATTTTTGTTCATTTCCTGAAAAGCGTCTTTCATATCTTCAGTGATCAAACCCATTTGCACATACCAATCAAGCATCCTGGTATTAAACTCTTGGAATTCATTGAAGATGTTTACAAATTCAGGATTCTCAACGCCATACTGTAAGCCGGCTTTAATTTCTTCCTCAGTAAAAAGGTTTTCCCTTTCCTGTGTAGTTAATTCATAACCACGCATTGCTTTGAAATAATCCATTAGCTTATTGAAGTGCTTAGAACCTTTTTTACTTGCTGGCTCGAATATCTCAAGCAGGCCCTTACCGTTAAATTCAAAGCTGCCGTCTGGCGCCATGTTAGGTGTGCCCCAGTTCATGATCGCTTCGTAAGTGGACTCTGCACCATTGATTAGCTGGAATTGCTTGTACATAGATTTGGTGGCTTCCTGGATCTCGCCTTTAAGCGTGCGCTCTATAACTTTCGACGCATGGAATTTATCAAGAAACTGCTGGCGACCTACTGATGGTGAGTGATTTGTTAACCAGTTATCAACCTTTCCAACAATGCCAATATCATTGCCAGACTTAGCACGCAACTGGGCTTGTGTACCCTGGTAATACCACTGGTGCATCATTTTCTGCAGCTGCATCATTTGCTTGAGTAGCTTGGGATCCTCATTTAACAGCTCGTCAAATTTAGCCGTCCACTCTGGAGCCTTCTGCGTTACTGCGTCATACCTGGTCAACCATAAGCGAACAAACTCGGCAAAGCCTTCAGAGTAAATAAGTGGTTTGTCACTGGTGTATGAAAACTGGGAAACATCACTGCGGCCCTGGTATTCCTTCTCAAAGTTAATGTGATCCTTGTTGTAATGAAAATCCAGATAGTGAGCCATTTCATGGGCCATCACCTCAACATCGTCGAAGTTCTTTACGCGGATCTCGCCATTTGTGTGACGATAATAACCACGTGTTTTTCTACCTTTCACCTTATCGAAGTACAAACGATCGCCAACAATACGAATAAGCATTGTCTTTATTCTTTCGCGTCGCATTGGCTTTTCAATACTTGGCATTCTGATTGTCTGGCCATTTACCACAATGCGCTCTACTCGCGGAGGAACCCCAACACGAGAGTACATAGGCTCATAACCAGGCATTGGTTGATCAACACCGGCAGATCTATTTGTTTCTGGCGTGCGATCCATTTGAGTGCCTTCATTGTGCATAGAGCCAACGAATTCCTTTTCAAGATCGGCCTGCATCGAGGGCTTGCCTTTTTGCTGTACTGTCTTGAGCATTTTTTCCAGATGGTTTTTAACTCGATCCTTAGATTCAGCGATCGCTTTCTCCTGTGTTTCTGTACCGGATGAACCATTCACTGACATACCGCTAGTTTCTTCAACAACTTGCCAGCCTTCCTGGGGATTCCAGCCAACGAACACATTCAATCCGCCACCGATATCAATGTCAGAGATCCTGGTATAAGGAATAACACCGTTTGAGTTCTTACCGTAACGCATTGGCTTGTCGATATTGATTGCCATGTTATAGGCATTCTCAAGCTCGCCATCGAGGATGAAGTTCGCCACTGCTGACTCGGTAGGCTTGGAGATCTTGCGGCCCGCTGGAGTCGTGCGCTTCTTGCTGGGCCTTGTGAATCCTGTGCTCTTGTTTACATTCCGTTTAAATGCAGACAGATTATCTTCAAACTTCAATATTTTGAATTTGCCATCACCCTTAACATCGAACTCCACATAAGGGATTTTATCTTGCAACTTCTGAAGTTCTTCCAGCCGGGCCTTGCTGGGTTCTTTTATCCTGGCCAACTCTGTTTTTAAAATGCGGTAATCGATCAGAGCCTGGGCATCATCACCTTTAACTTCTTTCATCGCTTTATCAATACGGCCATTCAACCACTTCTTCATAATCGCGGGATCGTCGCCATTGTTATAAACATCGTCTGCAGCATCATCGATAGCCTGGATATTACCTGGAGTGGTTTCACCAGCTTTTGTATTGTGCTCTGCTCCCTGGGCTGGCTGCTCAATCTCAATCGGTTCGATCCGCTGGGTATCTTCGATCGCATTAGCTGGTTTCTGTGTTTCTGCATCCTTGGTAACAACAATGCGAACAGTGCTAACACCGGTCGGGCGGTCTGATGATAAAAAGGATCCCTGGGGAAGTTCTTCAATCCAGCCATTATTCTGCTCTACCCACTCACGAAACTCTGCAGCCTTCTTGCGTGAATTCATAACACCAGCTCCAGCGATCGCTACGATCCGGCCACCTGGTTTAAGTAGGTTATTAAAGACGTGCTGAATGTGGTCGATATCCTGGAAGTTCTCAAAAGGTGGATTCATTATCACCACGTCATAGGCCTGGCCTGTGCGCTGCATAATGTCTGAACCGATTACATTGAATTCTTTCATTTCAAGTAATTCGCGCAAAGTACTGTTGTACTCCACCACATCAAGCTTATTGCTTGGATACTCTTCTCGGATAACTTGAGCAATGTCGCCCTTACCTGCAGACGGTTCAAGAATCACATCACCTGGTTTAATATCAGCATCCGCCACCATTTCCTCAACAATGGCTTTAGGGGTAGGGAAGTATCCAGCTATCTTGCTGCCAACCAGCTTGCGTTCCTGGGCTTTTATTGGATCTTCCTTAACTTCCACCGCTGTTAGTGAATCAAGCTCTCTAATCGCAGCACGCAGCTGCGCATCGGTATCGATACCCATGGCCCGTAATCGCTTCATGTTTGCCATGTGATCGACTAACCAGCCACCTTCGTATGATTTTTCTTTCTTAATCCAGTCAATGGCTTTTTGTGCGTCAGCTTCATTAAGTTTGATTCGGCTTTCAGGGTTCTTTGCTCCGGCTTTAATCAATCGAGCACCGGCCAATTTATAGCCTGGTGTTTGCTCCATCTTCTTGCCAAGGCTTACGGCATTGCTTCCCCAGATAACTGGCTCTGGATATTTAGCAAACTTCACATAATCATCAACAGTAATACCCTTTTTCAAATCCCGGCCGGAAATTGAATAACCGTCGAATTGTGGATCCGTAAGCATATCGTTTGGAATTGCCTGGCGTTGAATCGACAATAATGTTTCAAGCTGGGTGGCGGCTGAAATATTAGAAAGGTACTTAGCCTCGCCTTGATCAACAGCATCAGCGATCTGGTTCAGCGTTTCAGCGAATGCAATCTGCTTGCGGGCTGATGACTCACTAGAAGCTGCCTGTGCTGCTTGGCGTGACGTATTTGTTCTACGATCCTGATTAAGCTTTTCCTCACCTTTTTCTTTTAGTGAAGTAGCCAGGGCCCGCAGTTTAGTAATACGCTTATCTTGTTTCTCTTCGCCTCGACGTTCCTGGCGTTCTTCAGTGGTTTGATCACCTTCCTGCAAACCCATGAACGATTTTGCATCTGCTTCAGTCTTAAACTGAAAACCTGGTATAGCACCGCCTTTGTTGAACCTGGAATACCATCCGCCAAACTTCTTGGCCTTGGCCCGTAATTCACTAAACTGATCACGATCGACACGATCGGTTAATGTAATGACAAACAGATCTTCACCGGTTTTGGTATGGGTGGTTTTTTTCATTTCCATACCAGCATCAACATTAACGGCTTCTACGGTACCGCCAGTTTTTTCTTTTTCCTTTTTACGCTCGGCCAGTGCATCAGATTTTAATTCATCGTATGCCTTCAACTGCTCATTGCTTAGTGCGTCCTTACCTTTGCGCTTAATAAATGCCTGGAATTCTTCAAGAGTCTCAGGATTATCAAGAGCCTTTTTATAGTCGGCTTTTTGCTGCTCAAACTCTGCCACCTTCTTGGCGCGTTCATCACGAAAAGCTTGAACATCCTCATCCGTTAGTGAATCAACTTTTTTCTGCAAAGCATTACGATAAGAATCTTTACCTTCGTATACATATGACATTGGCTCGAACGATGGGTTAAATGATTCCATCATGCGGCCATACAGTGCTTTTACTGCATATCCTTTTTTCTCGTTCTTGGATCTCGCTGCTGCCATTGGCGGAAGCTTTGCAAGTATCTGGGCTTTTGTAAGTTTGCTAATTTCTGTTTTAACTTTTTGCTCATTATCAATCAGCCACTTGAATCCATCCTGGTACTCGATGGCAGATAAATCACCGGCATTAGCTTTCTTAGTAATCTCTTCTAATGCTGGAAGGCCTTCTTCATCCATGCGTTTACGAGTATTTTCCAGCTTTTTGTCGCGATTCATATACGCAGCATTACGCACTGAGAGTTTTGAGTCCTCTCCGAAATATTTTTCACGCATTTCAGGTGAAAGTGACTTAACCCAGGTCGCATATTGCTCTGTAGTGTCTTCAGGAATCTTACCTTCCAGGAATAAAACGCGATCGCTTTCCTGTTTCGCTTTCTTCTCCAATGCCTTGCTGGCTGCGGCTTTCTTGCCTTCATGAAAAACCTGGTCTGTGTACTGAGTAAGATCTGTGGTGTAGTTCTTTTCATCAGGCTTTTTCTTCAGCTTATAATCGGTACCCGCTAGTACGTCATCGCGTTTCGTGGCATCGGCTTGCCCTGGCTGCGCTTCTTGCGTCTGCCCGGCATCTTGGTTTTGTATCGGTTTTTGATCTTCTGCTCTAGCGTCATTTGTGGTTGTGGGCTGGCCATTAGCTGGTTCCTCTACGGGTAATGCAAACTCGGTACCAGGCTGGGCCTCATACTCAAGATCTGCAGGGGTTTGTTGTTCTGTATCAAATTGATCGAATATATTTTGTACGTCGGCCTCAACACCATCTTTAATGATCTGTTGTGCACCTTGTTGAATTTCTTCCTGGCTAAAAGGAACAATATCGCTAAGAGTCATTCCAGCGTTATCGGCATTCATTTGCTCAATGGCAATTTGTTCTGCAGTTTTCTCGAATGTGGCGGCATCAACATCAGCTTCAAGCAACTTACCTATGCGTGAAGGCATATTGCGCTGTTTCATTTCTGCTGCTAATTCTTTGGCCGAAGCAACAGATACACCACTAGCACCACCAAAACCGCCACCAGCAACTGCACCAGCAAAGGCCTGATCTAAGGCTTCCATTAACTTCATTTCTTGATAGGTACCGACACGCTCACCGGTATACTCAATTAAACCCTCTTGCAATGCTTCGGTACCAGCTTCTTTACCAGCGGCCTTTGATCCTGACTTGATCACATCCTTGAAAACATTCTTTCCAGCATCAGCGATGATATCGTCACCAGCTTGCAAAATCCCCTTTGCACCAATGCGATCAAGCATCGAAGAAGCTAAAGCAAAAGGGGCAGCAGCAGCAACATCACTTAGATCTGCTTTTTCTCTACCTAAGTTTCTTGCACGCTTTTCACCAATCTCTTGAGATCGTGCGAGCACATAAGTGGGAAGTGTAAATACAGCTGCCACCATATCAGGTAGTGAAGTTAAGCCGGTTTCAGCGATGTACAAAGCAGTATCAGCCATTGCTGTACCCATACCGGTATCATCATCACTCCAGGAGTTTTTCACTTTATCCCAGGTTTCAACTGGTACCGAATTGAAATCCATATCTTTCATTGATTGAGCGACAGTTCCAAGGCTTCCAAACTCTGGGTTTTCCTGGAGTGCTTTCCATTCTTCAGCATTGGCATACGATGGAAGAATGTCTCCTTCATTCCAAACAAAACCACCCAGGCCTGCAACACTTTCAAGCTCATCACCGCGATCTGCTACAAACTGTGTTAACTGGCCTGCAATCTCTGTGGCACGCTCACCAACTCTACGGCCCGTGTTACTCCAAAAGCCACGTTCAGCGATAACCTTGTCGGCTTCCTCTTCAGATCCTAACTTTTCAACCAGGGCCTTTCTAAATTTGTTTTGCATTGGGTTTAATGGCTGGCCACTCTTTTCATTGCGAAGCATCGAATCAACTTGCTCTGGAGTAACGTGCGCTAAGTTTCCACCAACACCAGAATAATAGCTCTGGCCTTTCTTAACCTGGCGTCCGTCGTGTGTGGTCATATCACGCGGTACCGGAAAACTGGCCCACTCTTTTGCTAGTTCGATTGCTGCACCTTCATAGTCATCAGCCTCAATAAACTTGCCGATCTTTCTACGATCATTAAGTAACCAGGAAAACATTTTATCTTGTGTAGCTGGGGTGAATTTGTCAGTCGGCTTTACAACACCATTCTTAACAAGCTCGAACATTGTTTCAGGAATAATTTGATAAGCACCTGCAGCCTTCTGGTTTGCTGGTCGCATTTGCTGGAAGGTAATAACCTCGTCAATCGTCATATTGGTGAGGTCTTGCTCAGATTCTTTTTGGCCAGCAAATATATTGTAATCACCACGGGATTCAATCTGGCGTATACCTTCGGCTAGGCTTGCATTCTCAAAACGTGGTGGAGTGTCGCCTTGCTTAAAGGACGGTGGGCCACTCTGGCCTGGTTGAATAGCAGGATTAAAATTGAAGGTTTCTAAAAAGTGGGGTTCCCCTGTGGAAGGGGAACCCGAGCCAAGCATCGCATCGTCAGTATTATCTGACTTTGTAGGCACCACGGCAGATGGGCCTGGAACAGAATCTACTGATTCTGTCTGCTGTTGTATAAGTAACTGTTGCTGTGAATCTTGGTCGAACTGGTCAAAAGGGTTTGCTTCCGATGGTTCCGCAACTGCGTCAAACTGATCGAATGGATTTGCCATGTTTTACATTCCTGTGGGTAGGTAACCGTATTTAGCTTTAAAATTCTCTTTTTGATCAGGGTTCGCTTTCAAGTAGTCTAATGCTGCCTGGGGCGCTTCGCTAACCTGCTCTGTTGTTTCTACTGTTTCTACTGTTTCTTCAGTAACGGTGGCGGATTGAGGAATATCAACCCCTGATTCTTTGGCCGCACGACTAACCGCTTCAGCCAAACCAGCTCCACCCGCTGCATAACGCTCTGCAGCTGTAAGAATGCCTTGAACCTTCTGAGCCTTGTCAGTACTCAATCCAGTGAACTGGCCTGTGCCTGGATCATAGAACCCACCATATAATGCGGCTGCTTGCTTATACATCGAGTTAACATCACTGGCTTTCAAACCACCTTTACCACCGGCTTTTATTCTTTCGGTAATTTGATCAGCTGCTGATTTAAGCTTGAGCATTTCCTTATCATGTTTCTGCTTATCTTCTTGAGATAGAGCATCATAATCAAGTTTGGTGAATGTCATTTCCTTATCGAAGGTCTGCTGCTGTTCCAGAATTTTTTCTTGCTGTTTGAAATCCATATCCTTGAACATTAACTTCTCACCCATTTCGAGTAGATCGCTAATCTCGCGGGCTTGAGCTAAATGCAGGTTCACACGCATTGGGCTATATTCACCCCACTCTTCTTGCTGCTCTGGTGTCAGGTATCGCTTCACATCATTAAAGGCTTTCTCTGGGTTCTCTGCCTGGCTAACAACATGAGCATACTGGCCAAACTTATTATTCTGGCGTTTAATTTCTGCACGTCCACGCTCATCCATGGCCTCGGTACCTTGAACCATATCCAGAGCGCTCTTTGCATCCATGGTTAGCAAGTGATCAAAAGCAGCACGCTTCTCTTCTGGAGTTTTTGCAGAAATAAAAGACTCCCTGAATCCCTGGGCTGCTTTTGCATCAGAAGCTTCCTGCTTCATTGCATTCATCTGCATACCACGCATTTCAGTATTTTGATCCTGCTCCTGTAAAGCTTTTGAGGTGGCGAGGATATTACCAACATTGATACCGTAACGATCACCCATTGCATTAGCCATAATTTACTCCTTAACCTGTCTTGTAGGCATCCCATAACATATAGTTACCAATGCCCTGGTTAGCTGCTTGTGCTGCACCGCCATAGATACCAGCCATTGCGTTACCCTGGCCAACTTCACCCTGGAATGATGTGCTACCCATACCTTGCATGATGTTCCCAGCTCTACCAGCCATTGCACCACCGGCACCAATCATAGTATTAGCTGCTTGCTGACCCGTACCAGCTACGCCTGCCAATCGATTATAGATATCACGGATCCGATTACCTTGAGTGTTGTACTCAGTAAGATCTCTAGCGAATTCGTTTTGGTACTCCTGACTGGCCATACCTTGACCATAACGCTGCAGGCCCTTCATTTGAGCGCCAGACATAGCATTGCCACGAGCACTGGCACGATTCTCAATCGCTTTTAACCCTTCATTGAAACGGAACTGATAACTCGGATCGTCTTGATTGAATTCAAACTTAAACTCACCTGGATCGATATCATTAAATCGAATCATATCGTTAAGTTCAGTTAAGGCAGACTCACCAGCTTCACGCCACGGCTGAATATCTTCACGCTGCTGTTCGTAAACTTCTTTCTGAAAATCTAAATTCTCACGGCCCAAAGCCAGGCTGGCTTTCTGGCCTTTCTCATAACCTTCAGCTGCTTTCTTACCTTCTAAGTAAGAGCCTGCTGCACCGATTACTGCTGAACCAATAACTGCACCTAACATTTGTGCGCTCCTTTAATATCCTGGCCGCATTATGCAGCCTATTAACCTCTGAGTGTACTTAACAGATTATTGAAATCTGCCTGCAACTCAGTAACTGCTGATTCTAGTCCAGCAATCGTTCCATCCAGGTTATCCGTAGCAGTGCTATCTGCCTGGCTTACAGGGATGATTTGTTCAAGATCCGCCACCGACTGGCCCAATTTCTCAATACTGCTGCTATTTTGGGCCAGTGTACTTTCTGGCGCCAACACAGCGTTATAAACATCATTTATCCACTGAAGGGCTTGTGTTGTTAATACCAGTGAACCACTAAAGGCCTTCTCTACGAATGCCTGTGGTGCTTGCCATATACCTGCTCTGGATGCCTTAGCCATTAGCGAATAAAACCCCCAGCAATACCAAACCGGCCCCTGGTACGAGCACGAATGCGATAACTGCGAATATAATCGGATCCAAGTTTCCACCACCAGATTCGCTCATCAGGAATACCCCACTCGCCATATGGCTGGCGATCTTCATGTGTAAAACTTTTACCCTTGTCTGATGTCCAGGCAACAGATATGTATTCTTCTTCCGTCCAGGCTGGCAAATTGCAACACGCATCTTCTGCAGGTGCTTCTCTAACTGTCGGCACATCCATCAATAACTCAAAGCTTGGGTGCTTCATTCTGTTGGTACGGTCGAATATTGGTGGCGTTATACACTCACGCAATAAAAGCTCATCACCAACCAGGCCATAATCAAGATCTAATGAAGCAATCAGTGGTTCATTAAAGTGGCCGGCCACCGGTTTACCGTCGATCTGGATGTCTATGCCATTATTCTTTGCAATAACATCGGCAGGGTATCGGCCATACTGATCTGTACCGCGCTCATGCCATCGGCCTGTAGAAACATCAAAACACCAGGTGATGTCTTTTAAATTCAAACCAAGAAACAAGTGCCCTTCCTGTGTGTAGCTGTAAAGTGTTGCATTCTCCAGTGATTCTTCCTTAGCTAAAACAAACTCAAGAGCATGAGTAGAAATTCTAATAGGTTGATAACCATTTGCCTGGTAAACAATACGATCATGACCAACCCAGTAAACGGTATTGTTAGACTTAGTAGCAAGCTGAGGCCCTGCAATACCTTTTTCAATAAAGGCTCCTTGCAATCTCTCGAAAGGGAAATCAGCGGCTCCACTGTTGTACCAGATCTCGATAGATGTTTCCCCAAAGAGCCAGATCTGGCGATGATCAACAAGTAAAGTAATTGTATCGTCGGGTGCGCCTTCAGCCGTTGCAAACTCGGTGGGATCAAAAGTATTGCCACGAGCGATAAAAAACTGGCCAGTACCACGTCGATTGAAAATATAGAAGCCATCGATAAATGCCACCGCGTTGGAAGGGTAAAAACCCTCTGCTGTTAGTTCTTCCAGACCGCCATCTTCAGTCCAGTAGTAACCTTTAAACCCATCTACGAATACAACACTGTCACCATTATTCGCAGTGGAAGCCCTTCCCCTTACAATTACGTTACCAATATCCACGGCAGTACCTTCAAGCACTTCATAAAAGTGTGAATCAGTAACACTGAATAGCCTTTGGTTTTGAAAGAATTCCAGCCCTCTGATTCTTCGATCGTCATCAGCTGGGAGTGTGGTCACTGGATTCATACCAGGCACACCAATCATTGAGGCAGGTGTTGTTGCTCCCTGCTCTTGTGCTTCAGCAAAGCAGTTATAAGCTCTCTCGATAGTGGTAGCACTAACCCTAGCTTTTGCTGACTTGGTAGCAAAGTTAATAGGCCTGGCTTTCTTCCTGGTAATGTATGAAGGCATTATGAATTGCGCCCCCATCCAGAAGGCCCTGAAAATATATTCCAGCGTCGGCCAGGGCCAAGGATAGCGTTATCACAGCGGAGTTCTGGTACCTCTGCGTTGACATCCTTAATCTTGCGAACACCATCCATTGCACGCTTGATAATGGTATTACCCACCTCCATATCGTACTCAGGGGCCATATCAACGACCAGGTTCCACAAAATCGCATTGTAGTAACCAGGTGGAAGTTGAATAAATTCATCGAATCGAATCGGGTTATATGTTGTTTTGGCTTTCTGCTTTGCTGTTACGACGCAATCCACAGTGCCAGAAGGGCCCCCACTATATGGCACATCAACAGATAGAGGACAGTCACAGGGTATGCAATCGCCATACTGAGAGGATAGAAGAACCTTTGCCTGGGCAACAATGCCCGCATACGCCTGCTGGCTAAGCGTAATCGGGCAGCTGACGCTATAGGTAAGGTCATCAACGCCACAACAATCAGAAGAAGGGTTGCAGCTACAGCTATTGTTATTATCTCCATGACAGCATCCAGTAGTACAAGTAACACCAACATCGGTACAGGTTTCAACATCAAAAGGAAGTTTGGCCCATAGAACCAGGTTGTCGGAATCTTGAGGGAAAATTTCAAAGAACAATTCTGCATTCGGGTAACTTGGATTGTAGAAAGCTCTCATTGGTCGGCCAATAGAAGTATTCTTGTATGGCTCGCCTTCATTATAATTTTGCAGCTGTGTTAACTGGATCGGATAATCAGTACCAGCTGAGTCGCGAAATGCCAGAGCCTCAATGCTTAAAGGCCTGGGCATAACGAAGTCACCATTCGGGCCGATCGTATAGATCCGCTTCGAACTTGATACATTTGTGAAAACAAACTTGGTGACGAATGGAATCATCATGTGTTCACTGTTCCATCGATCGAACAAGTTCCACAGGGCCCAGATAATATCTTCAAGATCTTGTTGCTTGAGTGGATCCCGACCCGTATTTACTCCCAGTTTGCGTTGAACATCCTGGGCCAATCGATAGACAGTGAACTGCATGACTTTTTCCTTACGCTAAATTAGCGTTGTAGTCCTGTATTAAGGCGATTACCTCATCGAATAGCTTTGCTTTGCTATTGCGTAGATCAAGGCCCTTGGCCAGCTCGTTGGATACAACAAACTCTTCAAGCTGGGCTTTGCTCCAGTCGATCGCTTCGTTTGGAAGAGTGATTGATTTATCATCTTCATCTTCATCTTCCTGATCCGCATCAGGATCTACATCAGGATCTTCAACTAATGCGCCAGTTAAACCGGCCTGTTCAGCCTGGCTAGCAAGATCTTCTTCAAGATCATCTACTTCAGCACCTAACGCTTCAGCTTTGGCTGCATCTTCCTCTGCTTCCTTCATCAAACGTATTGCCTCTTCAGCTTTTCGCTTAGAAGAAGCTTTCGCTCGTTCTGCATTACGGGCCTGCTGCTTTGCCAGGGCTTCTTTAGCCTGAGCATCCAATGCTTCTTTGCGTTCGACATTTGTAGGGAAGTCTGCTGGTGTAGCAAACCACTCACCGGAAGCAATCAAATCTTTTGCCTGCTTCATCGGTAAACACTTTTTGCCTTCGGTAGGGCTGTATACCCACTTCTTTGCAGCTGGCTGCTTAGGATGAAATTTCATTGAGTCATGTTCTCGATCACGTTGTGCCATTGCTTGGTTCTCTCTCTTTTCGTTTTAGTGAAGAAAAAAAGCCCCTGGCGAAACACCTGGGGCTTTTTTAGTTTCGATCAACCAGAGCCCTTATAGGGTTTCTGGTTGTGCACCCCACATACGCAGAGCTAACTCTGGATAAATGATGTGTGCGCCCCATAGGGCATCGATACGGTGAACTTCACGATAGTTAATACCATCGAAGAAGCCGGTTAACGCCAAGCTCATACCTGAACGATTATCGCGTACACGCTTTTTAACGGTCGCTGTTTCAGGAAGGATGAAGTCAACCATCGCAAGACCAATCGCTTCACGATGGAAGAGATAGTTCTGCTGGTAAGTAGTATCCGACTCACCAATAACTGTAATCGTCGCGCCATCAGCTGGTGCGTTAGTTACGTTCTGGTAAGCACGTAGTGATACCGTTTGGCCTTCATCGTTCTGAGCAGTAAGAGTACCGTCATTCAATGTAGGAACGATTGGGATCAATGCGTTACCGCCACCATCAGCAATAACATCAGACTGACATACGAAACACTGCAGGTAGCCTGAGTTTTCATAGTTCTGAGGGTTAACAGCATAAACATCGTCAACTTTGAACACGTCGCCAGCAAGCAATACAGTTTGACCTGGAGCCCAGCCATTAGTAATCAAAGAGTTACCTGTTTGACCTGCACCATTAATAACTGGTGTAGAACCCGTGTAGTTACCAACTGTGTGAGTCGGCAAGTTTTGGGTTTCGTGCAATGAATATTTATAAACTTCACCGCGGTAGCCATTAGGAACAATCCCGCTTAAACCCTTATCGCTGTTTAAGTCTTTCAACTGATCAGCCAATACAGCACAAGTGCTTGGGTTTAAAACAGCACGACGACGGCCATCATTCGGTACAGCCAATGCTGTTTGGAATGCGCCAGAAGAAGCGAACGACAAGAAATTACCTGGTGTTACACCTGGTGTACCAGTCGAGAAGAAAACATTCTTCAACGTCATACAGATTGAACGATCGATCACGTTAGCCATCTGAACAATACCAGAACGCAAATAACGATCCGTGAACTGCTGAATAGATAAAGTACGATCTTTCATTGTGTACTCAACACCAAAATGCTCATGACGGTTAATACGGAACGGTGTCTTCAAATCAACCATAGGCTGAATTTCGAGCACTGGGCCAGAAGCTGTTTTTGTACGGTATGGAAGTTCTAAAGAAATGGTATCACCAACTTTAGAGGCAAAACGACGTTCATGGTCACGATAAACCAGGGGCGCCATAACTGTTTCATTCACTAACAGTCGAAGTGCTGATTTCAAAATAATGTCATCAGTAAGCAATTTATTAGCAGACATTAGCTAACTCCTTATAATAAAAATGGCAGACTTACCACCAAGGATCATCCTGTTTAGACATATGCGTATCCAGTTCTTCAAGAGACATATCATTTACATCCTTCTCAGATCCGGCACTCGCATTTCCCTTATTGGGTGTGATCGGTGCTGGCGCATCAGTTTTAAGTTTTGGTTTCCTCTGACTCGCTGCTTTTGAATCCGCTTTCTTACCTGGGCCTTTCTCTACAAGTTCTGCAATGGCTGTAGCTTGTTCTGCTAGGGCAGCAACTACCTGACGTGTTTGCTGTGCCGTTAACTTCGAAAAGTCTGGCACTGCAGGCGCACTGGCTGCTATCTGGGCTGCTATCTTTGGATTACTTGCCAAGGCATACAATGCCTCACCTGGGTTCTCCATTTCATTTACAGCGATAACCATCGATTGTGTGATCTGTACATCATTCGAATATACTTTCTCTTTAAAATCGGCTGGCTTCTCTTCCCATCGTTCAATCTTTCGATCGACTGATTTCTTCGCT